CCTTGTAGTAGGTATACTTGTGGGTAACCAAAGCGGTTCGGTAACCAGCATCATCACCGAGCCACTCAGGAACGAAGCGGAACTCACCGATCAAAAGCTCCTTAAGGTATGCAAGGGTGCGCCATAGAAGAAGTTCTTCTCTGGCGCACCATGCGACAACCTTATTAAGGGCTATATAGATCTGTGGGTCTGTTGAAAGGTCTTTCACATAGAAAGGAGTAACTTCACCCCCGTCGTAGTAATCACCTCCACAACTTTCCCTAAAGGGACCGCTAGAGAACGACTTGTCAAGGTTGACAATAAATCCACAGGAGGCAAGGACCTGGCATAAGCGAGTGTAGTCGCCGGTACGAACGATAATATCGTCGCCGAAAACCGCACTGCGTGTCCAGTCCACAAACCTCTTAGGACCACCGCTCTCAAAGCGCACTGCGTAAACAAGGCTAGCGAAAATAAGCGTCATCATAGGAAAGGTAAAACCATTCCCCATGGTGGACATCATATTCAAGTGAACCTCACCTACACCGTCGACGTGTGTTACGGGACTTCTTAACCGCAACATCGTGTCGTAAACAGGGGCAGGTAGCAGTGCTTTACAGATATCGAAACTGAACATATCAGAGGCGTTGGACAGATCCAATGTTGCATAGGACCCATCTAGCGAACCTAACTGCGCTAAAGCCTTATTTTTATCGGCTTGCGTGCGGATGTCCAGACCAATGCCACGAAGTACCCCTTCGATGTACGACCCTAAAGCAAGCTGTAGGGCCATATTACCGGAGGGCTCAATGGCGATGGTTCGATCTGTGCTTTCGTTTTTGGGAACCGTTGTCATGCGCGAACCGTTCACTAGGGGGACGGGCACCTTATGTGCTAAGTCAAAAGCACGAAAATAAGTGTCGTTACCTCTTAGATTTACGACGAACGGTACAGCTAGGAGTGTACAACTCATCGGCTGCTCTATCTTCTCGGCGGTGTGGGTGCCCCGGATGCCATTACTAGCACCCGGACCAAACCGCCAAAGATCTTGAAGCAGCCTAGGGTCGTACGGAAGACCATCTACATCGGAAACCTTGTTCGTATAACGCTCGAAAGCATGAGAAATAAACTCTCGAGCAGCGACGAGGATCCCGGGTTCGAGATCGACCACCACATTAGCAACACGATTGTTGACTTCAATAAAGTTTTGAAGTGCAACTTCTCGCAAAGCTTTATTACTGATAAGAGCCTTCTTAGCTGCTCGTTCTTTTTGGCGGGCAACTGCAAACGCTCCTCTTTCAGTATGCGGTTTTGCATTACTTAACTCCTCTGACAAAACAGAAAGGAATCCCTTTAACCTGGCATCGGCTTCTTTACGACCGACCGATTTGACAGGACCCCTCTCTATTTTCTTAGCCTTCTCAGGCTTAGTCACCACGTGAACTTTTGCCACAAGACATCTCCTGATAGCGACAGACACAGGCTAGATTACGCCTGTGAGGACCGTTTGTGAAATTCCATCCGCTTGAGCCCAGCCACAACCAAAGTGAGCTGAGATCATAGCACGGATTTCCTCGGGTTCGTACGTGTCGCAGCCAGCCGGCACATCAATGGTGGTAGTAATACGCGCCACCTGAAGTTGCTGGTTAGATGCGGGCGAAGCACCCTTGCGGGTGATCAGCTTGTACGTGTTCATAGGGATGCTTTTGATCACCCCAGTAACGGGGTTGATTGGAGGCAGTACCTTTAGAACTTGAGGACGGAAGAAAGTGAGAGTAAACGGCTTGGAAACCGTATTAACATCCACACTTGTTTGAGTCCCACCCAGAGCCGTGACGGCGTATTGCTTGCCGTTGATGCTCGGGGCGACGTCCGTCGCAATGGTGTATGTCGGGGTCGTGAGACCCGTGACTGTTGCACCCGTGATGGGGGAAGCTGGATTGAAACTCATGTATGGTTTCCTTTATTTGGCCAAGATGGCCACAAGATTAGACAACTTAGAAACCGCATACTTGCCCTTCGTCTGATTGCTTTTAAAGACGAAGGAGGCATGCGGGAGTTTTGATAAGGGACTACGCGAAAACTGCGCGAATTCAAAAAGTGCCGGCTGACCGGAGTTATTGGCTAATTCAATCAACCCGTTAGGATTGTTGCCTTGCCAATCTTTGATCAGCTTAGGGACGTGATGAATAACAGCAGAGTCAACGCAGCGCCGATTTTCAACGAGGTATATCGTGTCTCCCGGTGGGAGGTAAAACGTATCCTCGAGGAACTCACCGACATTTAAGAAATAATCAAGCAGCCAGG